ATCATAGGAGTTTGGATTTACCTGTTTGTCACAAAAAGGAGAGATACCAATATTTCTATCAGTATATGCTTTGATTATTTCATGATCAACGAGCATCATATCTTTGAGTTGGTATCGATCTTTAGTCTGAGATCCTTGCAACGAGTACACGCTGCGTAGAGTCCTGATGGACTGGAGTTAATAAATTCCCTGAAATGGCATGGTTTTGTTTCTCTACCACAGAATAACTTTATCTCACCATAGCATCCATTTTCAGGCTGGTTTGGCTGATGTTTGGGAATATCTTCTGCGGCATATCCCACTGGCTGTTCAAGTATAGGAGTTTCATCAAATGTTGATTCACTTGTTGCTTCCATTGTCTGCACCTTCGGTTGATTAGATCTTCTTGCCATGATTACATCCTGTTGGTATTAAACTGCATCTTCTGTAAACTGGATCCCATGCCCGGCATACATCAACAGCACGATTAATTCCATAGTCTTCCAGATTCATTCCAAATTCATAGTTCCAGAATGGAATTCCATCTATACAATGCATTACATTTCCATTGCTATCTGCATTGTATGACATGAAACAGGTTCCCACACTATCTTCCATCACTCATCACCTTCATACATGCTGCAAATGATATCTCTGGAAAGGCACCCATGGACATCTCAAATGAATATTTTGCAATAGTCACAATCCATTTTTCGATCTCCTTTGTGGTTAATCTATCGGTGATATCCAGAAGCAGGGTTTTGTAATCTGGAGATGCAGCAATCCATTCTTTTCGTGCTGCAGTGAAATCACCTTTCCGGATCAGGTCCAGAATTTGTTCGGCAAGAACATGACTGGTAATGGGCAAAACACCAAATATTTTGTAATGCTGAATTCCATTGACCATGCTTCTGATATCGGGATAATTAACCCGGATTAATTCTACCAGGTCACCTACCTTCAAGGTCATTTCCTCTGCCCTGAGAATATTCTGCAGATACCCTGCAATCTCCTCGCGATCTGGTTGTGACAGGTCAATCTCCATACACCGGGACCGGATAGGCTCAATGATTTTGCCTACATTATTGCAGGTAAAGATGAATCTGCAGTTGCCGGCATACTCTTCCATGATGTTACGAAGGGTATTCTGGGCATCAAAGGTTAATCCGTCTGCCTCGTCAAAATGAACCAGTTTTAATTTATTGTTCATGGACATGGTGGAGGCAAAGTCTTTGACCTTGTTTCGGATTACATCAATCCCACGTTCGTCAGATGCATTTAAATACAATACATCCAGGTCAAATTCATGGGCCAGAACCTTTGCCAAGGTTGTTTTTCCAATGCCACATCGACCAGCCAATAACAGGTTCGGAAGTTTATCTTTGGAGGTAAACTTGGTTTTTAGTCCAATGATCTGATCAAAGGTCTTTGGCCGGTATTTCTCAGTAAATAACTGATCTTTAATCATGGATATCGAGCCTCATTATGTAAGCGATTACAGAAAGCATACCATTGGTATACTCAAATTTAACCGGGGTCTGCTGGTCTGCAGGAAGATCAAAATCACATTTAAAGTATACCTTTACAGATTCTGTGGCATGTTTCAGGATCTCCTCCATCAGATCATAGCGAAGATACCAGATACCTTCGGGACCAGTCAGGTCTTTGAGTTTCCGTTTAAAATTTCCAATGGTCAGGATTAAGCAATCCTTCATCTCAAATTTGACATTATACTCTTCAAACTTTGCAGATGCCTTGAATATAAATTTAAAGTCTTCTACCGGTATATCCAATACAAGGGCATCTGAATAATCGGGTGATCTCTTCAAGGATTTGGTATTCTTGATGGCATTTTCCCTGGTTGCCATGGGAATGATGGCCTCTGTCTTGTCATCAAATAACAGGATTGACGATTCATTGGTTCTGATGTCAATATTTCCGGTAAAGAAATCCAGATACTTTTCCAATAAACGACCACTGGTATAGATGTCAAGATTTGACGGAGCACTCTTTACACTAACCTCAAGCAAGGATGAATTGGTTCCGGATACCACTTTCCCAATTAATATGCCATCATCCCCTGAATGAGCTTCGTAATCGCTAAAAGCTCCGATACCCATGAGATCATTGAACATTTTTAGTGTTTTTTGGTGCATGTAAACCATCTCGCAATTCACGTATTTTTTTTAGTTCAGACAGTTTTGTATTATATAGCAAAACAATTCCCATTGCTGCTATCTCACTTGCAGATAATCCTGATACTTCAACCATTTCATCCAACAGAGCAGAATTGTCAGTTGAAAAAGAAAATGATCGTTTCTCTACAGCGATGATACCACCTCACGAAGTCGCTTGTTGGTTACATCAAACCGGCCATTTGGAAACTCCATGGGCAGTTTGCTTTCGATATACGCATAGTGCATTCGCTTATCGCCATCAAACATGGTATCTGCCTTGATGGTGACATCTGTCTCCTGCATAATGGAACCAGTCCATTTTGGTATATCCTTGGAGCGGATTACAACGCCATCCTTATCAATAATCTGGTCCTTTTCGGTATACATCGTATAGATGACTCCTTTACCGGCAGCCTTACAGCATTGGTTATGTAAGTCATCCAGGTATTGTTTACGTTCCTTCCATACATTGAGATTTGTAATCCCCTGATATGGCCGGAGATTATTCCGGAGTCGCATTACCTGTTCCGCTATCTGTGATACAACCTCGGTTCCGTCCACCACAATGTAATCAGGGGCAAACTTCTCTTTTGCCTGCTCAATTAACTGATGCACGTATTGTAACGTGACTTCGGATGTGGCCTGGTAGGTATCCGGGGTGGACTTATCGAGATGTTTAATAGCATTAAAGACCTTTATAGTAAGGTTGCCTGCCTGAATGAATGGAAGATCCTTGGGCCGGGAGGACTTATTATCAAATGATAACACCATGATCTTCGAACCCTCCTCAGGAATCCCATAGCATATTGCTGTCTTGCCATCATTCTTCAGGCCAAACACCGAAAAGATACGCTTTTTTTCTTCAAGGTCTTCTTCATCGTCAAAGTTGACGGTAATCTTTTGTAATTCCCTGACTGCTTCTACCTGGGCTTTCTTCTCCTCAAGAGGAGATGGTTTTGTGGGGGCCATCCCAAATGTTTGTGCTTCCATGATATCACAGATTATTCAAAATCTCCTTCGGCAAGGGTTTTAATCGTCTGCGGCGGCGCTTCACCGTAGGCGGGGTCGTTAAGAAACCCTATCACTTCACCGGATGGTGCGGCCTCAATACCCTTTTCCGGGTTTGCTTTCTTGAAATACGGACGATAAATGACCAGACCAACGGCATTGTCAAAGTTGGTATTGGTGATCCGGGCAACTGACATTGATACATTGTCATCAATGTCATCATCGTGCATTGACTGGTATTCCACAAAGTCTACATCGAGATTTTCACGAACAGAAACAGAGACTGCAGATGCTTCTGTGATATAGAATCTGATTCCTTCCGGCATTATCAGCTTGCCATTATCGTCTGCCTTGTATACATCAACAAATGGCACAATCGGGAACTTTGCCTCGATAAATGTTCTGGCAATATCATACTGTATTGGACCAGTATTTTCAAACTTGGTGACCGATGCAGCACGAAGACTCAGTTCTTCAAGGGTGGTATCACCACATGATGCTCTGAACTTGTAGGACTGGCCAGGCATTACCATATGCTTGTCTGGATTTCCGATTCGGATTACACCATACCGAAGTTTCTCCTGAACCTGCTTGCCGGATTCGTCTACTACAACTGGCCGGAAGAATCCATAGGCAATCTTTTCCCAGTCAAATTCATGTATGACCTGTCCACGCATCCATTTCTGAGCTTCAGTAGTATTATGGGCACCAAAGAGCGGTTCTCCCTTTTCATTGATGATACCTTCTGATAGAGCCTTGGTTTGCCATGCAGAATGGTATTTGGTCTTGTAATCATCAATTACCTTGATGGCATCCTTATAGGTAAAGGCATTCTTATTTCTCTTGGCTGTAACAGCAAAGACAAATCCTTCGAATGGAATTGCCTTTGAACGCAGAGCAGCCTGGAAAGAACCCTTGATCTGTTTCAGAGCTACTTTCTTTGCCTGTGGTTCAGCAATCCCCATGTTTACGTAGTCTTCGACCTTCTTATTAAAATCAGCGAGTATGGAAGTTGCATCTTCCATAACTTTTGCGGCAATACCGCGAATCTCTTGTTCGTAATCCATGGTGGTAAACACCTACCATTAGTAGTATGTGGTAATACTATAAAAAAGTTATTTGATTATGTAAGCCTTCTGTCCTTTGTTGGATATCTCCTCCAGTTTTCCATTCTCAATCAGGGTTGAAACAATCTGTTTTGCACGATTCGGACTGAGATTCATGTTTTCGATGATTGCGTTCTCCCACTCCATGGATGTGTTTTTAATACCAATAAACTTGCGGCGCAGACTATTATAAATCTGCATTGTTTTTTTATCAATATCAGTGGTAACTTTTTCACGAAGGAAGAATCCCATGGACTTCATTGTCTGCATCATCAAAGATGCGGCATACTCAATGTCTGGTTCATCAATATATGTTCTGTAATTTGATAATGCATGAATTGCTGCTACCTTGAGCATGTTGATGGTCATACGGGTGATCATGGACTCCCAGATCTGCTTCTGACCTATCATCATAGGCATCAGTTCTCTGAGCTGAGTAATGCCTTCCCGTAATGATGACTTGGCAGTATACCGGATTGCTACCGTCTTTGTGCCTGCATGGAACTTCTTGATTTTAATGGCTTCATCGCGTAATCTCTGAATCCTGTCCATCTTTGCATTCAGTAATCCCTCTACATAGGGCACAGTTTCCTTCGGATCTTTATCAAAAGTAGGAATACCATCAATAATACTATTAATAATATTAGTTCTTGTATCATAACTCTCATCCTGAATATATACGATCATTCGCTGAAGCAGACCTCTGTCGAGTAAAGTATCCTGGAATTCATCCAGATAATAACTGGTAATGATACAACTGCAGTCCGGGTATCCACCAACCGTAAATCCAACCAGGGTATTTGTAATGAAATTTCCTTCGGACCCCATACGATTCATGGCTTTCTGGAGGTACCGCTGAGCTCCTTCAGTAAACTGACTGGTCTTAAGGATGTTTTCACCCTCATCAAAGACTACAAAATCAGATTTCCGGAGGATACCTTTCTCATCAGGGTCCATCCATCCTGGCATTCCAGGCGAATAACCATGACGTCCATTATTTTCTACCGCCTGCTTGTTTATGGACCCAACCAGACTTGCATCATTATATCTGTCAACTGTGGAATAAACAAGTCCTACCTGACGTGCAAATGTAGCCAGAACATCATTTGCTTCTGATTTACCGGTTCCGGATGGCATAATAGTGCATATATGAATTCGTATATCATCTTCTTTACCACCAGCCTTGATTACATTAATATGTTTCAGCAATTGTGACAGAGCGCACAGTGCATACAATTCACAAACAATTGGTTGATCTACTACCATTGATGACCAATACTCCCTCCAGATGGTAAAGAAGTTGGATTTTCCATCATTGTAAATCTTATCTCTGTTGATGAATTTCGATTTCCGCTTCATTATGATGATATGCTGGCGGATCTCTTCTTCATCAATCTGATCAAAGCCATAGACCTCATGATAGGTCTGACCGTAGATCTCCTGACACAATTTGTTTGCTTCTTCGAGAATTGATTGCATCCATTAACGGTATGCTGAATTAGTATAAAAAAAGTTTTACTGGGACAGATTAAGTCCAAGTTTTGAGACTGCGGTTCTGATATCAGTTTCATTGATAGTCTTGCGTCCGGCATATCGTGCAAGGCTGCTGGCTTCGATAGATACAAGTTCAATGAATTTTTCTGTTTTCTCAATAAGAACTGCAGCAGCAGTATCTCCGATACGGATATCGCGGTCTTTTGATTTTGCAAGTCGCTTTACTGGGGCAATAGGTAACTCTGCCATACTTATTTGTTCGGTCTGGAGTTATTTAAAGATTTCTGATTTTCTGCTGTCGAAGGGACATTTTTTGTAGATTCTTCTGATGTTTTCCCATTTTGTACCTTCGGTTTTGTTCCAGATTCACCTGTCGGGTCTCCCCCTTCAGGTACCTGCCCTGTTGCCTGTTGCATATATGTTTCAGATTCATTTCGCTTGGCAGGGAACCCGGTTCTTCGTCTCCATTCCTCTATAGATATCCAGCCATTGGCACATGCTTCATTAAGATCCTTGATTTCTACCTTTGGTTTGGAGAGTTCTTCAAATTCTATCTCTATTTCAAGAGGCTGGCCAGGCTGGAGATTTTCCCGGCGTCTGATGATTTCATTGTTTACAATATCTGTTACAATGTTCTGAATTCCCTCAAGGGCTACCATACGGTCTTCTTCGGATATGTAACCAGATGCAAAGGTGGTTCCTTCTGCCCGGCCCATGGTAAGGGGTGCCTGGAGCAGTCCAATCTGGATATCCTTCTCAAGAGATTCCTTCCATTGGGTTACATTAGGGTTGCTTCCACCGGTATTGAGTTCTTGAATCTTAAATCCAGCTCCTATGATATCTTCGTTTTCCTCGATAGTGGCATGCTCCTCGGCCAGTTTATCAAGGGCTTCAATAGCTGAATCGATGTCTCCTTCTTTAATGAACTCCTCCAAGGCATCATACATAATGGCAAGTTTTCCGTAGCCATACCGATGGATATAATTTGAATATCCTTCGATTACATCAAGATATTTATACAGAACATCTTCAATGGAATCCAGCATGGACTGGCCATACAATCCATAGGTTTCCCTGCCTTTGGTATCCTTGATGATACCGGTTCTGGGATATAAAACCCCATACACTATCTCTTCACGGGATTTTTCTTCTTCAGCATCCTGAATACCTTCATTAATAACGAATTTTTCAATGGGAGGTGCCAGAATAACCGACGATCCCTGGTCCGGATTATAGCCAACCGGCAAAATTGAAACATTCTGCATCAGGGCTGGTTCAAAATCGAATAATTCTGGACTGGTATTGGTAATCGTGGCGATGTATGTACCATCCCGGCAGAGCATGTATACCAGCATCTGAATTTTGTTTCGGAGTCCGATAGTCTTTGCCCAGGTTTCATACTCTTCCTGCTTGGCAGGATTCTTTGAAGTAAATCGAAATCCCTTGATAATAGTCAGGCTCATCTTCAAAATAGGAATGAAGATATGAGGACTCATCAGAGATAACTGTTGGGTTAATTTAAACTTGTTTTTCTGGTCCAGATTCTTAAATGGTCCAACCTCAGTCCGGTCTGTTCTACGCTCTATTCCGGCTACGCCAGCCACGAGCTTCTTTTGCTTTTTCATGACTATATCTTCCATAGATTTTACCTCTTAACAATCCTGTTTTTGATGATACCAATCCGGTTAATTTTTCTTTTTTGATTCCGGTCAGTTTACCAAGTCCAGATTTCAATGCTCCATGTATTGCATCCGGAACATCATCATTCTTACCTACCGGGTAAATTACCAATTGCTCAATAAGTTCTGGATATTTAACTTTCCAGTCATCCCTGAACTTTACTTTTCCCATGGCAACTGCAGGTGCTATTGATTCGATTCTGATTGCCTTTGGTTTATTTGATCTGATCTCCGACACAATCATATTGTATTCTCGAACAGCCTTTGCAAACAAGGTTTGGTATCCATTTGACTCAATTGCAGCATATGAACAGTCATATAAGTCATACAATTCCTTCATCTGTTTGATTACATCATCCGGAGTTGCAGTATTGGTAATGATACAATCTCTGATGAATATGGTATTTTCTTTCCGGGCACAGAACAATACCACTATCAGATCATTGTCACCCTTGCCTATGGAACCTAATGCCGGGTCCATATAAGCGAAGTTATATTCTTTCTCAAGAGATGCCTGGGCTTCATCATAGAAATGCAATTTGTCCAGACTGAATAACTGGGTTTCTGCAGGCAGAGGGTTGTTCATATACTGGGAATAGAATTCTACAAGACCCTTTTCAATCTTCAGTGATTTAATCTTCTCATGATCGATGATAGTTGGAAATAATAAATTATTATCTTCATCTACTACTGCTTCTATCTCAATATGGTATTTACTTGATTCTGGAAGTTTTTTATTGTTATCTATTATTTCTTGGTAGATTTCCGCGCTGTGCCAGCGTGTTCCAATGACTATAAGCAATCCATCGGGTTCTAAAATGGATATAAGGTCTTGTAGCCAACGTTTCTTCTTTTCACGAATTGTTTCACTTTCACGGTCCTCAGAATTTGCCAGATCATCACATATGATAATATCATAATGTTCTGATGTTAATCCAGATAAGGCACCCTTTGCTTTGATGTTTGGTTCCTTTTTAACTACTCTTGGATACAGCCAGACCTCCTGTTGGTTATCCCGTTTGACTGGGTTATACCCAAATACCCGATGAAGCTTTTCGTTTTCGGTCAGATGCTGCTTTATTTCTCCAACGAACTGCTGAGCAAGTTCATTGGTTGCGGAAGCCACAAGAATACGTTTAGTAAATTTACCATTGTTATCAAACCAATCCTGAATAAGTAAATTAATGGTAAAAGATACAGTATAAATTGTAGATTTATAAGTTCCACGGGGCTTTAGATACAAATGACGGGCATACAATTTAACATTTTTTTCTAATGGATCACACCAAACATCCCGATGTTTTTCAGTAATTTTTGTGTAATCCAAAACGTATTTGGCAAGGTTATAAAGGGTTAACGGTTTGCCATAAAAAGAAATGTTTGTCATCTGAACTCAATTCTGAAAAACAAATCATTTACATCTTCCGCTTCGAGGATTACAACTTCCAGCAGTCCAAATCCGGTAACGGCTGCATCGGTATCCATTACATTTCCTTTATAAATTCTGGATTTGCCATATGAAGACACATAGAATTCCATATCTTCAACCGGGACTGTAAAGATGGAAGTTCCATTATACAGGATATCCAGTTTCAGTTTTGAAGGTTCGGATCTTGTAGCGATTACAAGATTTGAGATCTCGAGATCTCCACCAGGAAGGATTGTATAACCAAAACAACCAGGTTCAATGTTCACATCATACCGTTCAAAAAAGTATTTGATCGGGGTATCATGGGAATGGATATACCGTTTATCAAGGTATTCGGTAAGGAATTCATGATCCATGCCCCGGTGCCGGATCATGTCCAGGTATTGGGGATGGGGATCCCCGCCAGTTCCCTGAAGGTATTTGTGATTCAGCTCCTGCTGGTCAATATCAAAGATAAGCCGTTCATTTGACTTATCATATCTGATATCAAGAACTGGTGTTTTCGATACTATTTCCAGATTCAATGGCTTTACTTCTATCTTTTTCATCTTCTAACCTCTCTAACCATGCAGGAACGACAATCGTGCCGTCAGTAATGTCTCCTTCAATCTTTGCTTTCAGATTTAATAAATCCAGTTTCATCTTCAGAAGCTTGGAGAATTCTATGGTATTATCCCGGCCTTCGTTCCGTGCGAGTTTAATATCCACATTCACCTGGGCAAGCTCTTCATTGATGATATCAATGGTTGGGAGTTCTTTTACCACATTATACTCATTGATACGGGTTTCGCGCTCTTCATCCTTTTCAAAATAGATATGACGGGCATGTGCTTTTATCTCAGTTAATTCAACCATGTATCCATACTGGACCTGAAGCTTTTCCTTGAGATCCTTATGGGACATCTCTGCACCAAAGAGGATAGGATCCACAACATCAGATATACTGCGATTCTGACAGATAACACAGCCTCTGATATTCTTATTCTTAATAGGCATATTTAAACTTTGGTGAAAAGAGATAATAAAAGATGCCCCCGTACTGCATCCAAGGTTTTAACCATGAACCTCATGATTCCCAGTTTTCCGTCTGGGAGGTTTTCGGAGGTCTTCACCTCCTAATGTTTTTCCTGTTACGGGACCAGGATACCGGGGGTAGGAATCGAACCTACGCAACCATTCCCGGTTACCACCATAGATTGGGGATTCTATCCGCAGACCAAACCGTCCACGACATCGACCCATGAACCTATGGGTATAGCCAGATGAAGGTATTGAACCTTCCCCTCCTATTGCTAGGTGTATCTACCAAACTGATACTTATCTGACTACTTTTGCATGCTCACCCTTGCATTTCATTGCATTTTAATAGACGATCAATCCATTTATTGTTACAATTACCTTGCTTGGGAAACCGTATAGAAAGATTTGACCTTCCTATACGGCTATCAAAGAGCGATTTGACCTTCATTGGAAAACACCTATCCTCTGGTCAGGGGATAGGAGGGGAACGTGAACCCCCCATATCTCGAACACATGAGCTACGGGTAGTTGTTAACGTTGATACCAGCAACCATAACAGAATCTGGTATGACCCAGATATTCTGTCACAT